CTAAGTCCGAAGAGAAGCAGGTGTTCATAATCAAAGAATTGATGAATTACTTCGGACGCAAAGCACCTATTGAGCGCATTACTACTGAAGCCATTGATGACTTCATCATCAGTCAGAAGAAAGCCAATCGCTCTAACGCGACTATCAACAGAAAACTGGCCTGTTTATCTAAAGTCATGCGGTTTGCCCATGAGCGTGGGAAGCTGAAACATCTACCTGTCTTCCACCGACAGAAGGAAGGTGTCAACCGAACCCGTTGGTTGACCAAGGAAGAAGAATCAGCAATTTTGAATGTGATGGACGACTGGGCGCAGCCAGATTTGAAAGACGCATTTATTGTGTCGATTGATACTGGGATTCGCTTCGGTGAGTTGATGGCTATTGAGGGGGCGGATGTGACCGCAGATGGTCTGTATATCCCTAAGTCCAAGAACGACCACCCACGTTTGATACCACTGACCAACAGAGCCAGAGAAGTGTTGGACAGAAGAAAAAAACTGTATCAACAAGCGCTTTTCCCGTATCCTTCAAATTGGCATCGTCAGGTGTGGGACAAAATTCGAACTCATCTAAATCTGGATGATGTCGTTTGGCACACACTACGCCACACAACTTGTAGTCGCTTGGTTCAAGGCGGGTTGCCCCTGAATCACGTTAAAGAGTTTATGGGACACAAGGCTATCGTGACAACGATGCGGTACGCTCATTTGTCCCCGAAACACCTTACAGAAGCACTAAATATACTTGAGTAAAATGTGTGGCCCTGCGTGTGGCCTAGTGGCCTAAATGTGGCCTAAAAAGAAGAGCGAGTGTGGTGGAATTGGTATACACAATGGACTTAAAATCCATCGCTAAATCAATAGCTTGCGGGTTCGAGTCCCGCCACTCGCACCAAACACCAAAGCGGTTTTGAGAAAACTTAAAATGTACTGCTAAATACATACAGCAGTGCAACTACTTCTAAGTTACAGATTCTCAAGCCTATTTTGCGTTGTTTAGGTGGGTGTGTGGCCTTGCTCCACATCCGAAGTAAACTAACACGAGGGCCACTAATGTGGCCTAACTCGTGGCCCAAAGGAGAATCTTGTGCCGAGTATTGACGAGCAAATTGCCCTAGAGATTGAAATGGTCAACGCGGGTATCGCCCGCTATGAGAAGGAGCGAATCAAGCTAGAAGAACGTGGTATGAGTTCCAAGACGAAACACGGTAGGGCGTTACTCGCCTCGGTTGTTTCTGCGGTTGCCGCGCAAGTCCAGCAGGTTAAGGACAATAAGACCAGCAACAGAGATGTTGCCCGTAAAAAGCTGGCTGATGTGGATGCCGAGAAAGCGGCGTACCTAGCACTGATTGCCACCATAGACGGGGTGGCAAAACGCTTCACCCTCCTAAAAATTGCCCGCGCTGTCGGGATGAATATTGAAGACCAATGGCGTCTTCAAGAATGGCTCAAAACCGACCCTGAAACCGCCACAAACGTTCTCAGACTGGCGGAAGAGAAATCAGGGCGGCACCACAAACGCCGTGGGTTAGTACACAAGATGAACGCTGACGGACACCTCAACGGGTGGAGTAATGAAGAGCGCATTTTTGTCGGCCTTCGGTTGATTGATGCCATCATCGTGTCCACAGGCATATTCGAACTACGCCTGTTCACCACAGGCAAAAACAAAACAACTACATTCGTAGAAGCAACTGCTGAAACTCTTGAATGGATACGCTCATTCAATGAGGCGGCGATGCTCAGGAGACCCCGGTATGTCCCGTGCATAATCGAGCCAAAACCGTGGGAGGATGTCTGGGGTGGCGGGTACTACTCCGACGCTATCAACAGATTGCCGATGGTTCGTGCGCACTAATTGCTCCACATGTGTAACAAGTGAGGTATTCTTGATGATTAGTTACCTAGATATGGCGTTTTGTTCTTCAGAAAAATGTGTGAATTACAAATGCAGAAGAAAGTTCACAGACGAGCATGCTAAAGCAGCTAAGAAGTGGTGGGGCGGAGATGACTACCCAATCGCTTATGCCGATTTTGAAGTTGATTGCAAACACAAACTGACAAAGGAGGACTGAAAATGAAAAAAGCGAGCCGTGAATACCTTAAACGACTTTCAAAACAAGATTTGTCGAAAGAATTTGGAGCATTGAACGCGCTCCAGAACACTGCGTGGAGAACCAACAACAGGGTTATCGAGATTATCAGGAATGTCTGGGACTCTGGACAAGAATGGGCTGGATTACCACCCCGTGAAGACTTACCACTCCCACCATACCCCTTCACAAAGGAACCTAAAGAACTAGATGAGCGGGAACGTGTTGAGTTCAGAGATTGGCGCAAGCGCCGGAATGGTGTCTATACGTTCAATCACAAAAGCATGTCTAAGCGCATCCAAGTAGAACGCACAATTCAATTAGCAGAGGACTACACGAAACACCCAGAGTTTTATTTCGTGTGGCAATGTGACTTCAGAAGCCGGAAGTATCCGGTTGAAAGTTTCATGTCTCCGCAGGTGGCCGACTGGGGGAAAGCGACCATTGAATTTGCGCGTGGCGTGTTGATGGAGAGTGCTGAAGATGCAAGATGGCTCGCGATACATGGAGCAAACTTATTCGGTAACGACAAGATTTCTTTGGTTGACCGTGAAATCTGGGCGTATTTACATGAGGATGATGTTGTCCGAGTTGCTGAAAATCCTATGGACTATTTGTGGTGGACGGAAGCTGATAAACCTTGGCAGTTTTTGGCGTGGTGTTTTGAATGGTACGGGTGGTTGCGAGAAGGGAAAGGTTTTGTAACCCACTTGCCTGTCTCTGCTGACGGTTCTTGTAACGGCCTTCAAAATCTGTCTGCAATCTTGAGAGATGAGCGTGGCGGTTCTGCTGTAAACCTCTGTGATACTGCGGTTCCTGCTGACATCTATAGTGATGTGGCCCTACTTACTGAACAAATGGTTAGGGATGATGCTGCTAATGGCATCGAACTGGCACGCCAATGTTTAGAGTTTGGTATTACACGCAAGCTGACAAAACGGCCCTGTATGATTGTTCCTTATTCTGGGACTCAACACGCCTGTCGCCAATATGTTGAAGAAGCTATTGAAGAAGAAGTGGCGAAAGGAAAACCCAATCCTTGGGGGAATGATTATTTCACGCCAAGTCTTTATTTATCTGGTTATATTTGGAATGCCATTGATGGTGTAATTGGTTCTGCTAGACAGGTAATGGATTACGTCAAAGACATTGGCTCAATCTACGCTGCCCGGAAGAGACCGATGGAGTGGATTACCCCCACAAACTTCCTTGTACGCCAAGCATACCCAGATACTAAACTACGTCGCATCCAAACCATTATCGACGGTTCGATTATTCGTCTCGCTTATCAACACGAGTTGGAGGGGACAGTAGACAGGTCGAAGACAAGGATGGGGGCCAGCCCAAACTTTATCCACAGTTTAGACGCTGCGCACCTGACGCTAACTATCAACCGCTGCAAAGACATCGGCATAGATGATTTCGCGATGGTTCACGACAGCTACGGTACGCACAGTCCTAACATGGGGGCGATGAGCCAGTTGCTCCGCGAGGCGTTTGTAGATATGTACGAAAAACATGATGTTCTTTCGGAATTACGCCTCCACGCATGTAGTGTCCTCGGTACAGAAGATGTACCTGAGCCGCCTTCAAAAGGCAGCTTAGACATCAGTAACGTATTGAAATCAAAGTATTTTTTCAGTTAGGCCTGTAACTTGCCACTATTGCTCTGACGAGCATTTCACTAACTACACACACGGAGCAAGTATGGCTAAAACCCTACCCGTTATGAAAGGCAAGGCACTCTGGGCCAAGGTTTTCACCCCTGATACCAAGTTCGATTCTGATGGACTTTACAGCATTGAGGTTGTCATTCCAGAAGAAGAAGCCCAAGAAGTGTGCGAGTACCTAGAAGGCCTGCGTGATGAACGCTTGGCTGCTGAGGTCAAGGCCAATCCTAAAGCGAAAAGCCTGTCCGCACGCCCTGTATTTGAACAAGACTTGGATAAAGACGGCAATGAAACTGGAAACCTTAAATTTAAGGCCAAACTGAAAGCCACAGTGCGCGGGCGTGACAACAACACATACAAGCAAAAGCCTATTGTGGTTGACGCTAAACGCACCCCCATGACTGAAGAAACCCTTATTGGGAATGGCTCGGTAGTAAAGGTGGCTTACGAGCCTGTTACTTATGTGATGGCTTCCTCAAAACAGGTCGGTGTGTCTCTGCGCTTGAAAGGCGTGCAAGTAATTGAACTTGTTGAGTACGGCAATAAAAACGCTACTTCAATGTTCGACGAAGAGGACGGATACCAGACAGAGCCTGTAACTGGTCGCACACAAGCAGAAGACATTGACTTCGATGACGGACAGGCAGATGGCGAAGTCGAAGGGGACTTTTGAGGCGCGAGTCATTAGCAAACTGGACAAGAGCGGTGTGCCGTATCAATACGAACCACACAGCCTTCCCTACAAGGTCGAGCGGCAGTACATCCCAGACCTCCTTGTTAATGGCCGTCTATATGTCGAATTGAAAGGCTTCTTTCGCCAAGACAGCCAGCGAAAGATGAAAGCCGTCAAATCTCAACACCCCGACTTAGACATTAGGTTCCTTTTCCAACGTGCTTCTAGCCCCGTTCATGGGGCAAAGAAGCGGAAGGATGGAACGAAAATGAGTTGTGCTGAGTGGGCAGAGAGATACGGATTCAAATGGGCTGAGGGTGAAGAGTTACCAGAGGAATGGCTCAATGAATAGCTTACTTTACAGATTAGCTAACACGTTCTGCGAAAGCGTTTTGAAGGATGAAGAAAACTTCTCCGACGAGGACGTATTGGATTTATCCGAATTGTTCACGTTTATGGCCGACCGCCTTTACATCGTGGAAGAAGAAGATGAATCCGAAGATGGAGAGTGAACACCTCTATAAAGAGGGTTGTGATGCCTGCGGAAGCAGTGACGCTAAAGGTGTTTACACAGACGGACACACTTACTGCTTTTCTTGTGAAACCTATACACCACCAGCACAACAAGAAACAACAAAACAAAATGTTGTTCAACTTGAACCAAACAATTTCAAGCCTGTTGTTGGCGAAGTAAAGGCCTTAGTTAAACGGAAACTCAATGAGAACACTCTAAAGTTCTGGGATTACCGTGTTGGCACTCTGAATGACAAACCAGTTCAGATTGCTAATTACAAAGACGATAAAGGCAGAATTGTCGGGCAGAAGTTACGTTTCCCCAACAAAGACTTTACATTTCTTGGTGATAGTAAGAAAGCAGGCCTGTACGGGCAGCATTTGTGGAGACACGGCGGCAAGATGCTTGTTGTTACTGAGGGTGAGATAGACGCCATGAGTCTTTCTCAAGCCTTGGACAATAAGTATCCGGTAGTTTCAATTCGAACTGGTGCAGCCGGTGCAAAGCGAGACATCGCTAAAAGCATTGACTGGGTTGAAAAGTTCGAGTCTGTCATCTTCATGTTCGACCAAGATGAGCCGGGACGCAAAGCCGCTGAAGAGTGCGCTCTGTTGTTGTCGCCCGGTAAAGCAAAAATTGCCCAGCTTCCGTTAAAAGATGCCAATGAAATGCTGGTGGCTGGCCGCGTTAAAGAACTTCTTGATGCTCAGTGGGCCGCGAAGCCTTTCCGTCCTGACGGGATTGTGGCTGGCAATGAACTTTGGGACGTTGTGAGTTCCGTTGAACAGAACGAAAGTGTTCCTTATCCGTACCAAGGACTGAATGACAAAACGTTTGGCATCCGCCGTGGTGAGATTGTCACTGTAACCGCAGGGAGCGGCATCGGTAAAAGCCAGCTTACTCGGGAGTTTGCGTATAGCTTGATTCGAAGTGGGCATAGCTTAGGTTATATCGCTTTAGAAGAAAGTGTTAAGCGTACTGCACTCGGTTTGATGGCATTAGAACTCAACAAACCAATCCACTTGAATAGAGATGGAATTACAAATGATGAGTTGCGTCGAGCCTATGATGAGACTGTCGGAAATGGTCGTGTATTTTTGTATGACCATTGGGGTTCTACAGATTCCGATAATCTTATCCAGAAAATCAGGTATCTGGTTCGTGGCTGCGGGTGTAACTACATTATTCTTGACCACCTCTCTATTGTGGTTAGCGGCCTCGATGGGGGTGATGAACGTCGCATTATTGACAATACGATGACCAAACTTCGTACACTTGTGGAGGAGGTACAGTGTTCACTGATACTGATTTCGCACCTTCGTAGACCACAAGGCGATAAGGGCCACGAAAACGGTCAAGAAACAACACTCTCACAACTAAGAGGTTCAGCAGCAATCGGGCAGTTGTCTGACATGGTGCTAGGTCTCGAACGTAATCAACAAGACAAAGAAAACCAGAATCTAACCACGGTGCGAGTTCTCAAGAATCGCTGGAGTGGGGATACGGGTGTTGCTTGTCATTTGCTTTACGACAGAGACACAGGACGCATGCAGGAAACCCTGCTGCTTGATGATGAAGAGGAGATGGAGTTTTGAACAATGACGAGTGTTACACAGAAGCGGAGTTTCAACAGGCTTATGTGAAGTTCCTTTTGGAACTACACGATGTTGAGAGTGATGGCATTGACTTGGGCAGATACCCAACGATTGATGAGTTTAGAGTCATATTCGAAGAAGAGTATGAATGTAGCAAATTAGGCTAGTGCGGAGACACAGCGATGAGTAGATACATCCTAGATATTGAAACCGACAACTTGTTAGACAAAGTGACCACAATTCACTGCGTAGTTTTGCGTGAAGTGGGACACCTGACCAGCGCACTGACGTACTACCGGGACAATCTGAAAAATTGCATAGAGCGTATCGAGTTGGCTGACGAAATCATCGGCCATAACGTATTAGCTTATGACCTTCCAGTTTTAGAAAAACTGTGGGGATTCAAGTACGAAGGTAAAGTAACTGACACTTTAGTTTGTTCTCGGACAATCTGGCCGAATCTAGGCGAGATTGACCAGAGCCAAAAGAAACTGAATCAGAAACTCTGGGGTAGCCACTCTTTGAAGGCTTGGGGGTATCGTCTAAATGAGCATAAGGGCGAATTTAATGACGGTAATCCTGATAGTTTCAAAACGTTCTCGATGGACATGTTGCATTACTGCGTGCAAGACACGTTAGTAACCGACAAGTTATTCGCGTTGATTGAGAGCAAGGCGTTTTCCGAAGACGCTTTGAATTTGGAACACGAACTCGCATACCAGTTGTTCAAACAAGAACAGCGTGGGTTTGAGTTTAATGTCGAATCAGCAAGGGAACTCTACTCAAAGCTGGCGCAGAGAAAGAATGAAATAGAACTGGATTTGGTCGAGACGTTTGAGCCAACAATCGTCGAACTAAAGACGAAGACCAAAATAATCCCATTCAATCCTGCGTCCCGCCTGCAAATTGCAGACCGCTTGATGAAGCGAGGCTGGAAGCCGAAAGAGTTCACCCCGTCGGGTGAAGCCAAGGTGGATGAAGCCGTCCTGCAAACAATCGAGATGCCAGAAGCAAAGCTGCTTCTTGAGTATTTGATGCTCAACAAACGCATAGGACAACTCGCCACAGGAAATCAAGCGTGGCTGAAGCTGGAGAAAAACGGAAAACTACATGGAAGAGTTAACCACATGGGTGCGGTTACGAGCCGCTGTACGCACAGTAATCCGAACATGGCCCAAGTACCTTCGGTCGGCGCTCCTTTCGGTGCTGAGTGTCGTGGGCTTTTTACTGTTCCTCATGGCTATTCACTTCTTGGTGCTGATGCTTCTGGTCTGGAGCTTCGTTGCCTTGCTCATTACATGGCTCGTTACGACGGTGGGGCTTACGGTAGAGAAATTCTTGAAGGTGACATCCACACTGCGAATCAAGAAGCTGCTGGATTACCTACCCGCAACGATGCGAAGAGGTTCATTTATGGCTTCCTCTATGGGGCGGGCGATGAAAAAGTAGGCGAAATCATTGGCAAGGGTTCCAAGGAAGGAAAAGCAATCAAGACTAAATTTCTTAGTAAAACCCCTGCGCTAAAAAAACTGCGAGATGCAGTCAGTCGTTCTGCGGAACGCGGCTGGATTAAAGGTCTGGATGGCCGTCGCATCCCAATTCGGCACGCGCACGCTGCCCTTAATACTCTTCTCCAATCCGCTGGAGCAATTATTTGTAAACGCTGGTATGTGACCGTAGAAAAGAAGTTGCGTGCCAATTCGTACACCGAAGAGGATGTTGCGATTGTGGCGTTTATCCACGATGAATTGCAGATTCAGGTGCGGAAAGGTTTAGAAGATGAGGTAGGGCTGCTTGTGCAGGAGGCCATGAAGGACACGGAGCATTACTATGACTTCAAATGCCCCCTCGACTCCGAATACAAGTACGGAGACAACTGGGCTGACACCCACTAAAACTGAACGTAAGAAGTTTGATATTGACCTTGCTTACGGAAAGGTTCGGGAAAAGCATGTTGCTGACATGCTTCAAGATAAAAAGATTGAAGTAAAGTCAGAACGCGACCGTTGGCAGTCAACAGGAAACATAGCAATCGAATATCAATCCTACGGGAAACCGTCAGGCATTGATGCGACTGAGGCTGATTACTGGTTTCACAACCTGTGCATTGGTGACGAAATCTTCGCGACATTGGTATTCGATACCAACGTTTTGAAAAAAATTATCGGGAAGCTGGACTGCATAAAAACGGTGTCCGGTGGAGATAACAATGCGTCGCGCATGTACCTGCTAAACCTGAAAAAGTTGTTTTCCACTGACGTAATCAAGGCTATCGCAGCCGCTTAATCGTTTGGTGAATAAATGCAACTAGAAACATTCTTTTTACTTATCTGCACTTTTGCGTTCTTTGTCGTGAGCATCGCGCTCGCGGGAAAGTTCGTTATGGATGCTTACCTTGACTACCTTCAAGTAAAAGAAGGAATTGAGGTTATGCGCCAGTCTGAGTTGCAAGAAATGATGAAGAGCGACAATGAGGAAGATGAAGATGGCCCGAACCGTTTTGGCTATTGATGGGGACATCGTGGCTTATCAAGCAGCCGCTGCCGCTGAACAGCCAATTTACTGGGGCGATGGTCTGTGGACGATGCACGCTTGGGAACAAGATGTAGAAAAACACATAGACAGTTTTGTAACAGGCCTCAAAGAAGACGCTGATACTGAGGAAGTGATAACTGCTTTAAGCGACACCGCTAATTTCAGAAAAGTTGTTGCTGACTACTACAAAGCACATCGCGCAAACAATCGAAAGCCAATGCTTCTCAATTTCGCGAAGGAATACCTACGCACTCACCATAACGGTGTTGTTTGGGAAAACCTAGAAGCAGATGACGTTCTCGGAATTCTTGGTAGTTCAAGCGATGAATATTTAATTTGGTCAATAGACAAAGACTTAAAAACAGTCAGAGGTAGACACCTTATTGACGGCGAGGAGGTAACGATAAATGAAAGTGAAGCCGACTATTGGTTCTTTTATCAAACGTTGGTGGGGGACGCTACTGACAACTACCCCGGTTGCCCGAGTATTGGCCCTAAAACCGCTGAGAAACTTCTTGCTAAAGACCCATCTTGGGACACGGTTGTGGCTGCTTTCGCTAAACAAGGCCTCAGTGAAGAAGTAGCTATTGAGCAGGCGCGCCTTGCGCGAATCCTGCGCAATGGTGAGTACGACAACGCAACAGGAAAGGTAAAACTATGGGAACCAAACGGCTCAATGACGCCACCCCAAGTGAATGGGACGAAGCAGCGAAAGGCCTCTACGAAAGCCTAGGGTGGGACGCTGTTGATAAACCATTCCACTATAACCAAGGCGGTATTGAAACAATCGACTGCATTATTTCCGCACTGGGTAAGTTCGACACAATCGCTTATTGCCAAGGCAATGCACTCAAGTACCTGCATCGAATGTGGCTGAAGAAAGACACCTTGCAGGATGTCAAAAAAGCTATCTGGTATTGCAACAAGATGGTTGAACTACTCGAAGAAACAAAAGGAGACCACTGGTGACTCTAAATGAATTGGAAGGGAATGTTATTGCTTGGGGGCGGAATAAGGGGATTCTTGATTGGACTATGCACTTCAAACGCAAGGCCCAGTTCACGAAGACTAAAGAAGAAGTTCAAGAACTAGAAGACGCCATAGGCGCCTGTAACCGCGATGAAGTAATTGATGCTATCGGAGACGTGATGGTAACTCTGATTATGCAGGCGGTGTTGTGGGATACCAACCTAAACGAGTGTCTACACAAGGCGTATGAGCAAATTAAAGAAAGGCAGGGCCGTATGGTAGACGGAGTATTTGTCAAAGATGCGTGATTATCTCGGTATTCAAATTGACGATAGCCGCGATAAAGACTTTTCAGACCAAGCACTAGCACTACTTAAAGATTATTACTGTAGAGAGGGCGAGTCCCCACAGGAAACACTCGCGCGTGCTTCCGTGGCTTACTGTCACGGTGATAAGGCGTTTGCACAGCGAATATACGATTATGCTTCAAAGCGTTGGTTTATGTTCGCTAGTCCTGTTCTGAGCAATGCCGTTATTGAAGGGGAATCTCCGCGAGGTCTCCCTATAAGTTGTTTCCTAACTTATGTTGGGGACAGCCTCGAATCTCTTATCGGACACAACGCTGAGGTAGCTTGGCTTTCCGTAAAGGGCGGTGGCGTTGGTGGGCATTGGTCTGACGTTCGTGCTATCTCTGATAAAAGTCCCGGCCCAATCCCATTCATGGGTGTAGTCGATAGACAGATGCTGGCCTATCGTCAAGGCCGAACACGAAAAGGAAGCTACGCAGCCTATCTTGATGTTTCCCACCCAGACATTGTTGAGTTCATTAACTTCAAGGTGCCTACCGGCGGCGACTCTAATCGCAAATGTTTTAATCTATTTAACGCCGTAAATGTATCAAATACATTCATGGACGCGGTGGAGAATGATGATAGTTGGGATTTAATCGACCCGCATAGCGAGGAGGTTAAAGAAACCGTTAAGGCTAGGCAGTTGTGGCAGCGAATCTTAGAAGCGCGGTTTCGCACTGGCAGTCCTTATATCAATTTCATTGATACGGCGAACGCTGCTTTACCAGAAGAGCAAAAGAAACTAGGCCTAAAAATTCACGGTTCAAATCTTTGTAATGAAATCCACTTAGCCACAGATGAAAACCGGACTGCTGTTTGTTGTTTGAGTTCTGTGAACTTGGAAAAGTATGACGAGTGGGAAGAAACACCGATGATTAAAGACTTGGTGCGTCTTTTGGACAATGTAATTCAATTTTTCATTGACCACGCTCCAAGTGAACTCGACAAGGCACGCTACTCAGCGGCAAGAGAGAGGTCAATCGGCCTAGGCGCAATGGGCTTCCACGGCTACCTGCAAATGCACAACGTTCCTTGGGAAAGCCTACACGCGAAATTGCTCAACACAGCAATCTTTAGAAAGATTAAGGAGGACGCAGTTGAAGCTACTACTGCATTGGCTTCGGAACATGGCGAAGCGCCTGACATGGTTGGGTCTGGACGTAGAAACGCTCACCTTCTTGCTATTGCTCCAAATGCTAATAGCAGCATCATTTGTGGGTGTACACCAAGTATTGAACCACTGAAATCTAATGCCTTCACACACCGTACCCGTGCAGGTGCGCATTTAGTGAAGAACAAACACCTTGAATCATTATTGGCTACGAAAGGCCTTAATACGGATGAGGTGTGGAAAAAGATTATTGCAGCCGATGGCTCTGTCGCTGACATGGAAGAACTTACCGACGAAGAAAAAGATGTTTACAAGACAGCTTTTGAAATTGACCAAGGGTGGGTTATTGACCATGCAGCAGACCGTCAGAAATTTATCTGTCAGGGGCAGTCTGTAAATCTTTTCTTTCCGGCGGGTTCACCTCGCAGTTATGTAAACAGCGTACACCTTCGAGCATACAAAAAAGGCTTGAAGGGTGTGTATTACTTACGCACTAACGCTGGCGTGCAAGCTGACAAAGTTGGACTCAAGGTTGAACGCATTGCTCTTCAAGATGCTGAAGAGTGTATGTCTTGTCATGGATAGTTATGGCAAAACCAAAAAAGACGGACTTGGCGTGGCACCCCGATAAGGAACCTAAAGGAACCTCTATCGGGAGAGGCCACTTCAAAATTAAAACCATGAATAAAAATAAGAAAGCCTCTTACAAACCGTACAGGGGGCAAGGCAAATGAAGAACAGATTCGATTTAGAAGATGAAATCGTGGCCTGCTGGAGTGTATGTGGTGATTTAGAGAGGGCAACTGAATACCTCTACCAACGCCAAACCCCATTATCTATAGATGAAGTGTGGAACTTATTCTACGGAATTAAGTGTTTGTACGAGGCTAAATTCGACAAATTGTTCGACACGTTTACTCAAGTATTCCATTTAGACCAGTACGCCTACCACGAAGACGATGATGAACGCATGGACATTATCGGAAGAAATGGGTATGACGGTCTTCACTACGACGAAATTTAAGGAATGAAAAATGACAG